AAAACAGAGAAACATCCTCACATGACTGGCAAGGTTAATGTCAAAGGTAAAGACTATTCACTCTCCGCCTGGTCGAATGTGAGTAAGAAAGGAGACAAATACCTATCGCTGAAAGTATCAGAATATGATCCCAGCAAAGGAAAACAAGAGGATGATGGATTACCATTCTAATCAACCTTCCACAGAGTGTAGCGGATGGGGTAAAACCCATCCCTCGCTTGAGATGGAAGATTTAACCGAAGATCATTGCAGAGACTTTGCGGATGAAGATTGCAGTGATTGTGCGGGAGAAGGCAGTTTAGAGGTGACTGATATAGTAGAGCGTGGAATGTTTGCGGAAACAATCCATAACTATGAAGTCTGCGACTGCGTTTACGAGAACCAATAACATGAGATTCCACATACCATGTCAACATTTAAAGAGTCGCTCGAAAATGGGAGTAGGGTAGAGAAACTTGTATTAGATAGGGTCAGAGAGAATGACCCTTTTGCTTTGTTAATCCGAGGCAAATTCCCAAAGTTTGATATTTATTGTCCTAGCAGCAATACTAGGATTGAGGTTAAGTCTGATCTCCAGTCTAACCATACCAATAATTTCCTTATTGAAGTATATATGTATTCTAAGCCATCTGCTTTATTGGTAACAGAAGCCGATGTATGGGTGTTTTATGATGGCACAAATTTAATCTGGGTTCATCCCACCGATATTAAAAATCACATTTTAGAAAAAGGTTATCCACAAAGAACTTTAACAGGTAAGGGGGATACCACAACAAAGCGGTGTTATTTAGTACCAACCACCGAAATCTATCAAATCGCAACCAAAATGGAGTCCATCAATGACATTTAATAGTTTAAAGTATTTAAATAAAGAAGATAAGAAAAATTGGAAACCACCCTCAGAGGAAGAAATGGAGTTAATTAGAAAGCAGCTTTTAAAAGAACATGGAAACACATGGTATGTTGAAGCCTATACCAGAATGTTTGATAAATCTAACCTTAGAAGAAGGTATAGCTAATGAAAATATCTGTCGAAGAACTAACATTAATCAGGCAAGGTCTTGCCAAAGTAGTCTTAATGGCAAAAGTAGATCGTGATGATAAAAGAACCCAAAAAGCACAACAATTACTAGATCGGTTAGATACCGAAGAAAAAACTCATACCTCAGAAAACAACAATTTTTTAAAAGAAGATTGATGTCAAATAAATTCAGGTTGGCTACTTGAATATTCTGGGGTATGAATAAATAAAGGAGAGTTATATGAGTTATTTAGTATTAGGATTTTTAATTATAGGTATCAGTATTATCTATTTAGAGTGGGTATGGGGGAGGATTAAATAATGATAATGGCATTGAGTTTATCTTCGATTCCAGATTGGATTTACGCACTAGAAAGATTTTCAATCGGAATCATTACATTAGGTCTTGGAGTATGTCTTTTGGCATTTGGCTGCTTACTCTTTGGAATGGTGTTTGAAATGATAAGTGCAAAAATAAAAGAGGTGATGAAATGAGATATTACTTTGAAGCGTTATTCTCCACTGAATACTTCCCTTATTGGGAGTTCACAATTCTTTGTGTACTAATAATGAATTTATCAATGATTATTCGGTTGCATAGAATCGAAAAGAAGCTAAATAAATGAGTTATTGGCAAACCTATCAAACCAGAAAAGAGCTGCCGATTACTTGTGGGGTTTATGTTCTCTATAAAAATAATCAAGTGATTTATGTTGGAGTAAGTAAAGATATTCGTAAAAGATTCAGCAATCACACCATTCAAGATTGGGATGTTTGCAAGATTAAAGCTACTACTAGCTTTGGTGCTGCCAATGTGATTGAAGAGAAACTTATTCAAAGACTTAAACCTAAATACAATTCTTACTTAGCACATAGGACTGAATTAGGGCGTAGACATCGAGTCACTATTGAACATGAGATTTATGTTCGTTTTAGAGAATTTTGTAATACGAAAGGACTCAAGATCAAGAATATGACTAATGATATTTTAGAACAATTCTTAAAAGCGGTGGAGGATACTAATGCCAAGCAAGTCTAAGTCTAAAGGAAATACTTATGAACGAGAACTCGTAGAGCAACTTAGTAAAGCGGGTTATAAAGTGAAAAGAGCATGGGGATCAGATGGTAGAAGTATGGGTCTTACTGAGGATGTGGATATTTTAGCAAAGAAGAATAAGAAAACGCTCAAAATACAAGCTAAAAGAAGAAAATCTATTCCTAAATGGTTGGCATTTGGTAATTGTGACTTGGTGATGTGTAGAGAAGATCGAGGTGAAACCATAGTCTTAATTAAAATGAAGGATTGGTTGCAATGAGAGAGATGATTGAAGAACATAACCCCGATGCTCTTATTCTTGAACCCAAAGAATTAGATAAAGCTATTATTGGTATCAGCTATGAAGGTAAAGTGATTTATAGTTATATCAAGCTAGTGGATTTATTTATGACACTTAATACTTGGAGCAGCGAGGATGCAGAGGAATGGATTTCATATAACATAAACGGTTCTTATCTCGGACAATATACTCCGATTATTATGTATGACCTTTGTCATTAAGATCGTCATCAAGGAAAACTTATCTCCCTCGGAAGTTTTAAAAGAGATGAAAGAGGGAGCAATGACATGGGGTAAGGCTACTGGGTTAACACCTATTAAGCGGTATCCAATTAAGGAAATCAAAAACAACTATTATATGAAGGTAAAATATGCAAGTAGACACATACATTAAACTCACAGATGAACTTTTAGCAAAGGCAAAAAAAATATCACTTCTTAAAGGAGAAGAATATACTGTTTCTGATAATGATAAGTTTAAAAACTTTAAAAGTGTAGCTGAAAGAACACATACTAGCGCAGAAGTCGTATGTACAGTTTATCTTTTAAAACACATGGACTCTATTCGTAATTATGTATTGCATGGGAAAGAATCTTGCGATGAAACCATAAGCGGTAGGATCATTGATGCGGTGAATTACTTATGTTTATTGCATGGTATTCTGATTGAGAAAAAAGAATATGAAACACTAGATAAAAAGATACATGACAATGAATTAGGCGTAGGCTTTGCTCAGAAAGATATAAAAAATGCCTGATTTTCAATACTTTTATGAGTATGAAGTTCAAATTGAGAACCCTACCTATCGAGGTACACAGGGAAAGGGGAGATGTCCATTGGGTACACATCAGGATAAGAAACCCTCTTTTTCATTTAGCCTTGATAATGGTCAATGTAAATGTTTTAGCTGCGGATGGAAAGGCAACGCTTATCTACTCGCCAAAGCATTAAACATGAACAACCCCGAGAAAATGATTAACGGAGAAACCACCTTGCCGAAACCTTCTAATCATGTTCCCTCTGCACCGATCAACAACTCTCTTGGGGATCAAGCACAAGTCTATATAGATCGTATCCCCAAGCAACACCTTAAAGAACTTCCCAAATTAAAGGCGATGAAAGTCGGTTATACTGAGGAAGGCTTAAAAGTATTTAATTACTTAAATGAGGATGGAAAGGTTACAGGCATTAAAATACATAAGAGTTATTGGGAAGCGGGAGATAAATCGTGTCAAATTTACGGTTTAAACCTCTTAAAAAAATATGATCGAAGTAAACCCTTAATTATTTGTGAGGGAGAAACCGATATGCTAGTCTCTCCCAACAATTCAATCTCTTTCTCTGCGGGGGCGGGAGCAATCCCTAATGACCTATCTCCACTATTAGATTTTAGTTCTATTTATATTTGTTATGACCATGACACTCCTGGTCGAGAAGGTGCGGAAAGACTGGCTGAAAGAATTAAAACTGAGTCTAGGGGTATTAAGGTTTACATTAATAATTGGAGTGAGCATCTTCCCGAAGGCTACGATATACGAGATGAGTTTACCAAGTATAAACATGATAATGATTATAAGTATGAAGAACTCAAGAACTCTATTAAACACGCTGTAGAATACAAGTTACCGAGCAACGGTTATCATGTGATTAATACTAGCAATCTAACCGACACTTACAACACACCACCTAAACCGATCATTCAATATTTATTGTATGAACAAGGTGTTTCATTGGTGGCGGGAACAGATGGAGTGGGAAAGACTTGGTTTGTGCTTCAAATGGCGTATTCGATTGCATCAGGTACGGACTTCTTAGGATTTAAAGTCACTCAAAAGGAAGTGCTTTTAATTCAGTTTGAACTCACCCCTGAACAACTTTCAAATCGAGTGAAGGCGGTGCAACCCAATTATCCACAAGGCACAAATGTACAGATTGCTTTGTTTAATGATGATGATATGATGTTTACGGATCAATGGCAAAAGATTAAAGATACTATTGATGATATAGGACTTAGAGATAGCGTGGTGATGATTGATAATTTATATGTCTCTAGCAATCAGGACTTATCCGATAACAATGCCTTGCAGCAAATCTTAGCTATGATCCAATCCATTAAGACCAAAACTGGTAACTCTATTGTTTTAGTGGGGCATCACAATAAAAGCTATAATGATGAAGAACCGATTTTATCTAAAGGCTTAATACATGGGGGGAAACACTTAACCAATTATGTGCATAATGTCTTTCAAATTGGAGAATCTACGCTAGGTACAGATTTAAGGAGAGGGAAGATTACTAAGGTTAGAGATGAACATTGTGAACTTAATGGTGAGGCTTTTAAACTGAATTGGAATCGAGAACAAGTTATGTTTGAAAGAGGGGCGGTTATTGTTAATGAGAAAATGCACTGTATCTCTGCATCTGAAAAATGGGAGATTGCTTTAATTAAAGAGTTCTTTGTTTACGCTAAAGAGAAAGACTTTGATCGTAAGTATATGTGGAATTTCTTGGAGAGTTCAAAAGGTTGGATGCCCACCACTTATAACATTAATAATAAACTAACTCGCTATTTAAAGACTATGACAAAATGGGGGTATATCACAAAATCACAACATGGTCTTTATTCATTTAACCATGAAGAATGTGGTTAAATAACCATAAAACCCTATATGTCTAAAATATGGTTATTTGGTTATTTGATGGTTTTATGTAAAAAGTTTTGTCGAGGAATATAACCATATAACCACTATATATGATATGGGGTTATTTAGTTAACAGGAAAAAAGGAAAGCTATGTTTTTTACAGGTTTAAAATTATGTCATAACTGCGGAGTTTATGAAGT